TTCGATTTAACTTCCGAATTCGGTGACTACTTCGAGCTTAACACCTTCAAGGTTTGGGGTAACTACGTGTACCTTGACACTGAGGAGCGTAGGCGTTTTGCGCAGAAAGGACATGAGTACCTCATTGAGCAGGTTCAGCACACCGGTGTTGATGCCCTCACTGTCGGCCAGACCAAGCAGGTCCGCCTCTCGTACAACCACCCCATCAAGGAGCTCGTGTTCGCCGCGACTGCTTCCGATGTCACTCGTTCCAAGCTTTGGAACTTCACCTCCAACGTTGGCCAGGATGAGGTAAAGATTAACTCCAACCCTGTTCTCGCTGGTTCCAACTGCTTCGTGCCCCTCACTCACGCCGCCGGTGTTCCCCTCTACTCCACCGGCACTGGCACCGGCAAGCCTTCCCTCCGCCTTGTTGAGGAGGGTGCCTCTGGCGAGGGTGCCGTCGGTCCCGTCGAGACCTTCAAGCTTGTCCTCAACGGTCAGGACAGGTTCAAGGAGCAGTCCGGTAAGTACTTCAACTCCGTGCAGCCCTACAACCACCACTCTGGCTGCCCCATGCCCGGCATCTATGCGTATTCTTTCGCGCTTAAGCCCGAGGAGCACCAGCCTACCGGTACTTGCAACTTCTCCCGCATCGACAACGCCCAGGTTGCCATCAAGGTTAAGTCCGCTATGGGTACCGATGCCGCGACCTCCCTCAACATGTTCGCGACCAACTACAACGTCCTCCGCATCCAGTCTGGTATGGGTGGTCTCGCCTTCTCCAACTAAATGCTATTAGCGTTTGGAGTTATTAATAGTATTGAATTAATGGAATTTTAGTAATAGTATTGAATTAATGAGATTTTAGTAATAGTATTACAATTCATGTTTAAAAATTGTTAATCGCAACTTTTAAAAATGAAATCATAGTTAAAGTTTAATGACATAAACTACTAAATGACAGTCCGGGAAGAGGTTATTAATCGTCTAGATTTAGGGATATCTAAGTATGGTCATGGTGTACGTGTTATGGACGATACAGTAACATGGGGAACGAAAAAGGATTCATGGCTTGAAATGGCATCAGAGGAACTTCTTGATGCTATAGTCTACGTAATTGCCGATTATTTACGAACAGTCGGAAATGACTTTTACTGTTTGGCACATGAAGAGGAAGCTAAAGACGATAACGATCTCATCATGTACATTTTTGATAATCCTATGACTGTCAATAGTGAAAAACACCGCAAACTGCTCGAGGGTCTTATTAACATGACACAAATTTGTTTATGATTTTACTAGGTTCGGATACTTGTTTAAGATGAAAGGTGTGATAAGAAAAGTCGTATCCTAAAAAGTAATCCTTAATTTGTTGGGACATGCTCGTGGCTTCACCAAGCCTGGGAATACCTGTACACACAGATATCTTTTCGAGTTCAAGTAAATAATCCTCCATGATGACGAAGCGTCTAAGGTTTTCGTCAGACATGCCACGCTCTTTCATGAGTTTATACATAGCAGCTGATGCACCATCAGACATGTGAAAATTTTTAGATCCTGGTACTTGTTCTGTTGGAGAATTAAAGAAGGCATACATGAGAATACCTCCAATAATGAGTGGTATCATTTATATTACGGTGATATATTATTACGGTTAGTTCGTGCTTTCAGTATAAGTATAAGCTTGTTCCGTGGCTAAAAAACCTATCGCATTCGCCGCCGCACCCGTCGCCCCCGCATTACCGCCGTCGCCGCCGCTGCCACCGCTGCCCCCATCGGCCCCATGGGCTGCTGGTTGGAAGGTTTCACCATAATTATCTTGCGAATGAGTGTATGATACGAATCTTGAATCAGTACTACCCGTGTTACCACGGGAACCCCCGTTTGCGTCGCTACCACCCGTACCACCTGCGGCGGCACCTGGTGGTGCGGCGTTATAGAGATTACTTGTGTTAGCCTGAAGGGAGATTTGTCCACCCCTCCCACCAGTCCCACCATCTCCTCCTGATCCACCATTAACACCAGTACCACCGTAACCAGATGTCATGCTCCCCCACGTCTTTTTATATCCTAAATTTACAGCATCAGTTGTAATCGCGGCCGTGTTGTTGTTAGTCTCCCACCCTGAAGGTTGGGTACCACTCCTTATAGTTGTACCACTGTTTCCATTCGTTCCACTCCCTGGACCGCTCCCACCCACTCCACCGTCACCATCGTCTGGATCACGTTTTACTCCGTCATAATATCCACCTTTCCCCCCTTTACCACCCGATCCACCGTTGCCACCCGATCCACCGTCGCCACCTTTAGAAGGGTGGGTGCCCGTTCTCGAAAACGTGTTTATTTCAGTTTGTGTAGCGAAACGACAATATTTTTTCCATGTGTTTGCGGTCGGATACGATGTACCATAATCAGCTCTTGTACGAAAGACTGGATAAAGCCACATGGTACACATTTCAAAGGCAAAGCCGCCCGGGGCGCCGAAGTTATACAACGAAACATAAAGGGGCAGCGCCTGACTCCAAACTATTTTGGCCATGGTTCTCTGTGGTGTTAATGGGGCGTAGTCTGCATTGTTGTAGGTCTGATTAGGAATTCTGATCATATAGTGGTCGCTCCCACCATAGGTTCCACCGTCATCTGTGTGGTATTCAGCCGCTGCATCAGTCTTTCTTGCGGGATAGATACCATTGTAATAGTAATGGGTAGAAAATCCACCGTAAAAATCAAGATCACCCCAAACCTCCGCAACTACTTCACGTACCCCGTCATCGCCGCCGCTAGTTGTTGACATTCCTTGTATGTTCTGCCGAACCGGATTCGAAGCACTGCCGTGAGTACGTCCGTCGCAAACGAGAGCACAACCAAACCAGTCGTTGTTCAGTGCGTTTTGCCATGGATCTTGTTCCGCTTCCGTTGGTAAACCTAAGGCTAATCCGTATCTGACCCACCCAATAGCAGAGTATCTACCATTTGCGGGTTTACTGACATTATTACGGGCGTCGGTGAGGAGGTTCCCCGTTCCCGAATACTGCTGCGTCGAGTTGCGTCCAAAGGCGTTCCTGTACGCTTGTATACCCCATTCACCGGGATCAGACCAGTCATGTGTACCTCCGATGTGAGCCCCACTACTTCCTCGACCACCAACACCACCAGCACCACCACCTCCACCAGAACCACCGCCGCCACCGCCAGCACCAGAACCACCTGCAGCAGCAATCGCTCCTTCATTAACTATTTTTAGCCCATGAAGATTCACTCCCGATGCTATAGTAATTGCACTTATTCCATTGGTTCCATTGGCTCCATTTGATCCATTATTACCGTCTCCGCCATTCTTCCCTGTTCCATCATTGTTTTGACCTATACCACCACTCCCTGGACTGGCATTACCGGCACCTCCACCGGGTTCTGATTCAGATCGTCGTGCAGCTATATAGGAATTGTTTCTAACCCATATAAAAAGTTTATGATCACTAGAAAGCCTATCTATTTCTAGACCTACTCTCGAAGCAAAATTTGATCGAATAGCTGTCGTATTCGTTCCGTCACCGACAATGAAACTGTATAATAATTTTTTGGTGGGTACTGTTGACATAGAACATATAGTCGATAATCTTCGGTTGGTCCCGACGGGTGTAGTGGGTGTTAATAAGTGATTCTTTGCACAACCACGAAAACTAGACATCCTTAACGTCTGAGTCGCCCCGTTCGAATCGGTCTCTGTTGGAAGATGCCTAGCTTGATTTGTAGAATCAATATTATTATCAAAATATGTGTCTGATTCCACTACATTACCATCTCTGTAGTATTGTGACAATCTACGGGTATCATCATGAGCTAAAACCGTGCTGTTAGTGTAGGGTCCTTGTCTATACATGGTTCGCACCATTGAAAATTTAAGAGTATTTGCATCACTAGCGGGTGCATTGTGAGCTCTAGTTGGTAAATAATGCGATGTCGATAAAGTCCACAGTGTCATCCTAATTTAACCTGATAAATAAAATTTTAGTAATTAAACGTCGTTTCTACTGTATTATCCTTGTCAATACTTGTTACACCACCTACACCCAATGGTGAAGTATGTTCGACGTGTATACCATATGTACCGTTATTGATAAGACCGACTGAAGGTGTTAAGGTAACAGTTGTATCTGTGGTTGCAATTGTGGAATTCCAATGCTTTGAATTCTCGTCACCGGTTATACTTAAGAATCCCTTTCCAATATCTCTACCAGTTCCACCAGTTACATCTAAATTAAGTACACTAATGTTACTCGTGGGTTCTACTAGATGAGCTGTAATCTTCGCGGAGAACATTTGATTTGCGAAGACAACATTGATTTCGGGAGTTGTAGAAGCTGTGATGGTACCACTCGAATAACTGTACGTCTTTCTAGTAAGTCCACCAAGGTTGGTAATAAGACCATTAGTTACCTTGACGGTATCAGAAGCAACGAGATTCGATGTGTGAATAGTATCAGAGGCGGTGACGTTTGTTGTAGCAACATTAGTAGTTGTTATAGTGTCGGTGATGTTCAAGTTCGTTGTGTGAATAGTGTCAGAAGCGGTGACGTTTGTTGTAGCAACATTAGTAGTGGTTATAGTGTCAGTGATGCTCAAGTTCGTTGTGTGAATGGTATCGGAGGCAGTGAGGTTTGTTGTAGCGACATTCGTTGTGTGAATAGTGTCGGAGGCAGTGAGGTTTGTTGTAGCGACGTTAGTAGTGGTTACGGTATCAATAATGTTAATATTCGTTGTGTGAATAGTGTCGGAGGCAGTGAGATTTGTAGTCGCGACATTAGATGTTGTTACTAAACTGGCAAAGTCACCACTTTCCGCATAAACGTCTCCAACTATACCAACACCACCAGCGACTCGTAAAGCACCGGTTGTTTTAGAGGTGCTTGGTGTACTTCCGGTAATTATTGCATCATCGGAAACAGTTAGGTTGTTTTGTGTAATAAGATTACCAAGTATCTCAACTGTGATTAAGTTAGAGTCATCAAGAATATGATTATCTGTAACCGTGTTTTGTGTATAACCAATTGTAAATGTATGATCATGTGGGTCGTTTTCGGTTGCCGCTCCGTGATGGATCAATCCGATGTTTTTACCGGGGTGTTGCATCACAATTCCGACGTCAAGTAAATGACTCGAGTTATTGTTAGC